CAAATCAAAGTATTCGTGATACTGATACTGTGATCTTTAACTTGATTGCTGCTCCTGGATACCCAGAAGCAATTCAAAACATGATTGCATTCAACACAGATCGCGGATTAACAGCGTTTGTTGTTGGTGATACACCGTTTAGATTACAGCCTAACGGAACGGCACTAAACAACTGGGGCTTCAACACAGCGTTGGCATTTGACAACAGTGAGGAAGGTGCAGTTAGCTATGACGAATATATGGCTATGTTCTATCCAAGCGGTTATACAAATGACAACTTAGGAAATGCTATTGTTGTTCCACCAAGCCATATGATGCTACGCACTATCGTTAATAGCGATGCTAAGAGTTTCCAATGGTTTGCTCCGGCCGGTACACGCCGTGGCGGTGTTGACAATGCAACTAGTGTTGGTTACATTACTAGTGAAGGCGAGTTTAAAACAACTAGCTTGCCACAGAGTCTACGTGATGTACTAGCAGGAGTTAAAGTTAACCCGATCGCTACAATTCCAGGTGCTGGCATTGTTAACTTTGGTCAATACACTCGTGCAAGAAACGCCAGTGCATTAGACAGAATTAACGTTGCACGTTTAGTTGCATACTTACGTAGACAGTTAAGTCTATTAGTTAAGCCGTTCTTGTTTGAACCTAACGATAGAATTACTCGTAACGAGATCAAACAAGCAACAGAAAGCTTCTTACTAGAGTTAGTAGGACAGCGAGCACTGTACGACTTCTTAGTAGTATGTGATGAAACAAACAACACACCTACAAGAGTAGACCGTTCAGAACTATGGTTAGACATTGCTATTGAACCAGTAAAAGCAGTTGAATTTATCTATATTCCACTACGCTTGAAAAACACTGGCGATATTCAAGCTGGACTATAATTGGTAAATATTAAGGACAAGGAGCACATAAGATGGCAATCGCAAGTTTAAGCAGATTCACAGTTCCACTAGCAGGTGGTGGACAAAGTAGTACCGTTCAAGGTCTATTGATGCCGAAGTTGAAGTATCGCTTCCGTGTATCACTAGAAAATTTTGGTGTTACAAAACCTACCACTGAGCTAACCAAGCAAGTTGTAACGGCAGCTAGACCACAAGTTCAGTTTGAAAATCAAACAATTCACGTGTATAACAGCCAGATTAACTATGCTGGTAAGCACACATGGCAACCAATGAACTTGACTCTTCGCGACGATGCTCAGGGCAACGTTACTAAGTTAGTTGGCGAACAACTACAGAAGCAGTTTGATTTCTTTGAACAAGCAAGTGCAGCGGCAGGTGCTGAATACAAGTTCTTAACTCGTATTGAGATGCTTGACGGTGGCAATGGCGACAATGCAAATTGGGCAGCAAACGTATTAGAAACATGGGAAGTTTATGGTTGCTATTTGCAGTCAGTAAACTACAACGAATTGGCATATGCTGAGAGTGCTCCAATGGAGATCGCACTTACAATCCAATACGATAATGCACTACAGATCGGACCTTCCGGACAACCAGTTGGCTTAGGAGCTACTGTAGGAAGAACATTATCTTCCTTAGCAACAGGTTAATTAACCTGTTCAAAGATTGGCCCTTTCGGGGGCCTTTTTTTACGGCTAAATATTACTATGGCAAATGCATTCACTAATTTTCTAGGTCAAGCACTTACGACCACTACGCAGGTTAAGGACTACCAACATGCGAGTAGATTGTATGTTGATGACTATTTTAGACTAGCACCCAAGTCTGGGTTTATGTATTATGTTGTGTTTAACATCAACAGAAATAACAATCCTATCACTGAACGGTTTTTAACAAAGAACGGTGCCGAGTTAGGCCTGCTGGTAAAAAATATAGACTTACCTAAATATAGAATTGCTACAGAAACAATCAATCAGTACAATAGAAAAGCTATTGTACAGAGTAAAATTGAATACCAACCAGTGGCTATGGCATTCCATGATGATCATAATAACACCACTACTGGTATGTGGAAGGCCTATTACAATTATTATTTTGTTGACGGGAAGAACACGTCTGCATTGACCATTGCCCCGGGATTTGCGGATACAAAATATAAAAAGATAGGAACCAATGTCAACGAAAGCACAGCATTTGGTTTAAACAACGGTCAAACAGATCCATTCTTTAGATCAATTGAGATTTATCAGCTTAATAGAAAACAGTTTACAGCATTTGTACTAGTCAATCCTATTATTACAGATTTCAGTCATGATAAACTAGATCAGACACAGAGTAAATTACTAGAAAATAATATGACTGTGCAGTTTGAGACTGTGTTATACGGTACAGGACAAATTAAAAGAGACAATCCAACTGGATTTGCTACAATACATTATGATACAACTCCTGGACCTTTGAGTATTTTTGGCGGTGGCAATAATAGTATATTAGGGCCAGGAGGTATTATTCCCGGTATAGGAGAAATACTAGGCGGTGCCGGAGATACTGGTCCACTAGGATTATTCAAAACTGCAAGAGGTGCCGCCGCAATTTTTAACAATGCTAAGAATATTTCTAAGGCAAGTATTCTATCAGAAGGTTATGGAATTTTAGACAAAGTTGCAAGAACTGGAAAGTTACCCGATGTGTTAACTGGTAAGAGTCCAGCAGGATTATCATTAGCAACATTGCCGGGCGAATCTCCAACTACCGCAGTTCCTAGGTCGCAGCAAGCTGGTGGCGGTGGCTTCAACTTAGGCGGGTTAGCGGCAGGAGCAGTTGGTGCAATTGGCGGACTGACTGACAAAATTGGAAGTGCAATCAAGGGGCTATTGCCGTCTAGTGCCACTGGTACGTCTAATGCAATAGCAAACGCTCGTGCAGAAAAAGCAGCATTGGCATCAGATATTTCCGCACAGATTGCACAGAGTCGCAGTTTAAAAGGCGAACTAGATGCAAGGATTGCGGCAGCAGACGGGGACCCCGAAGCAATAGAAGCAATCTACTCAGAGTTTGATGAACTTGGCTACACAGATCCCGATAAATTAACATCGAGTCTAAACACCATTGCTTTAGAAGATGCAGAATTAGAAGCATTACTGGCAGAAGCAGAAGCTTCTGAAAACCCAGATAGTACCGTAAGTTCAGAAACAACTGAATTAAGTGACGAAGAATCTGCACAATTATTTAATAACGCTGAAGACATAGATGTTTCAGAAGCAGAAGTATACGAAGCTTCGGAAGATGAAGAAGATTCACTACCTACATATTTTATATAATGTACACTAATATACCACCTAAACAAGCAGCAGGGTCTGCAAGTGATTTATCAAACAAGAACTTAAATCAATATAATGATTTACCTGTTCAATTACATAACGACACATTGACCGCAATGAAAGGGCTACTGTCTAACAAAGGATTCAGCGACGAATCTGCAGAAAATATTGCCATTACAATTATGATGCAGGCCAAACGTGACAGCTTTAATCCAATGAACGTTCTTGATTCTATGAAAAATTTAGGAAATGTTGAGCTGAGTCAATTAGTATCAGAAATATTAAATTTTAATAGATTTAAGACCAGTGTATTAGGTACAACACAAAACATTACACCCGTTGAAGTGGTTAAACGTAACATTTTACCCTAATGAGAAACACAGCTAAAGGTCGATACATTCCTAAAAATCCTGAAAAATTTGTAGGGCAACATGATCCTGTTTATAGATCAAGTTGGGAACATACGTTTATGCTGTTCTGCGACAATAACCCTGCAATAGAACAATGGGCAAGCGAAGCCGTTAAGATTCCTTACAGAGACCCACTTACTGGAAAGAATACAGTATACGTTCCGGACTTTTTAATTGTCTATTCAGATAAGAATCAAAAACGTCACGCAGAAATGATAGAAATTAAACCTAACAATCAAGCAGTTAAAGAATCTGTAGGTAAGAATCCCCATAATCAAGCAGCCTATGTAAAAAATATGGCAAAATGGGAAGCAGCCAGTGCATGGTGTAAAGCCCGTGGAATACAGTTTAGAGTAGTAAGCGAGCGTGATATTTTCCATAATGGCAGTAAAAAGCGATAAGTAATATTATGACAAAGAAACTTGAAGAACTTTTTAATTTGCCGCAAGATGACGAGGAAGTAGTTATTCCTGCTGAACCTATAACAATTTCTTTACAGGAAAAGTTAGAAGAATTTGATAAAATTTCAGCAGCATTACCTCGTGTTAAAGGTCTAGGCGACATTAGCGATTTTGAATTAGATGCACTGGCAAACAAAGCTGAAAAAGCATACGATGATCTAATGGATTTAGGTATGAATGTAGAAGCCCGTTACGGTGCTCGCATGTTTGAAGTTGCAGGTAACATGCTAAATGCTGCAATCACCGCTAAAAGTGCAAAGATTGATAAAAAGTTAAAAATGGTAGAGCTACAGCTAAAAAAATATGCTGTAGATAAAAAAGACGGTAATGCAAATCCTGATTCAGTACAGGCCGAAGGAGTGTTGATTACAGACCGTAACAGCCTCATTGCAAAACTTAAAAATCTGGATAAATAAAGCATAGGAAATCACCATGAGATCATTTAAAGAATATCTTACAGAGTCTGTAAAAAAATACGATTTTAAAATTAAAGTCGCACAGGAATGCACCTCTGAATCAGAAGCAAAGATGAAGGGTTTATTAGAACGTTTCAGCGTAGCTGAGTTTAGCAAAAAAGGCAAAACTCCTATCCAGCAATTACCACTAGACTTCCCAAAAATTAAAAATGCAGAAGTTAGTATCTACGAAATCTCTCTAAACTACCCGACTACTGCAAACGAATTACACAAATACTTGACAGCAGAATTAGGCATCAACGAAAACTACATGGTAGTACGTAGCCCATTAGAGCCGTCAGAAGAATATCAAGCACCTGTAGAAAAGAGAGAAGGTGCATTATTAAGTGACTCAACTTATAAAGAATCACCTAATGCAAAGTTTGATGATTACTACGGTGAAAAATATAATACATCATTTTTGAAACAGTTAAATGCAGACGCCGCAGCTAGACGCAAAGAGCGTGGGGAACAGATCCCTACTTCGGGTCAATAAAGGAAATACGAATATGCAAATGTTAACCATACTTAAAAAATTGTCTAGCCTAGACGGCGACAAAGCACAGTCTGCACCAGTTGAAAAACCAGCAGTCTTAACAGAAAGCAAAGAAGTGGAGTTAAATCTACCTGAGCCAGACATGTCAGAGCTAAGAGCATTAAGCGGTTTTAAGAAACAACTTAACGAGTCTGCTCTTGCAGAGTGCGGTATGATGGGAATGCAATCGCCTATGAATATGGCACCGCAGATGCCAGCCAGTATCAATATGAGTGCAGGCAATGCAAACGAAATTGTTTCAATGATGCGTGGCATTATGGATCTTGCTAAAACTGATACTGGTTTTGGAACAAATAGTATGCCTGCAATGGATCCTATGATGAAAGCATTAGGAGATGTTGACATGGACGGCGATCATGATATGAAAGATCATGACCTAGAGCAACCAGATGATGGTCCTCTAACTGCTGAACCTCCTGCAAACATGG